CTGTACCTGCCAAAAATACCAATGTTCAACTGAATCTAGGTAAAGGCTTCAGTGCAAAAGAGAAGTTATCGTCACATCTTTCCGACTTGCAAACAATTGCAAAGCAGAAAGGCTTAGATATTAATTTTTAATTGAGGAAATAAACAATGGCTTATAATAGCTCTAATGAAGCAAATATTGTCCGTCAGGAACTATATGATGCGTCTCTTGAAAAGTCACTGGATGACTGGTTAGTGGGTCGTCCACTTTTTGATGACAAAACAGGTGTATTCCCTGATGGTGATACGCTAGAGATTACTAAAACAGGTGACCGCGCAGTAAGTGATTACGAAGAAGATACTGCTATTACATTTGATAATATGCAGACTTCTCGTGTTAACCTTTCAATCACTGAGTACAAGCAAGACGCTTGGTATATTAGTGATAAGTTAAAGCAAGATGGTCATCAAGCAGAGGCTTTCTGGGCAGAAAACGTACGTAAATCTCAAATTGCTATGGAACGTCAACTAGAAAAAGACGTACTTGCAGTAGCTAACCAACAAACTCTTGGTAATGCTAACGCAATCAATGGTAAGGCTCACCGCTTTATCGGCGGTGGTACAGGTGGTGCGTTGCAAATCGAAGATATTGCAGCACTAAAACTTGCTTTTGATTCGGCTTATGTTCCTACAGAAAACCGTGTTCTTATCATTAACCATGATATGGAATTTGAACTTAACAAGCTGTTGAACATCATGGAGGTGTCTAATGGCTCTACTTTCAACTTCAATGTTGATGGTATGGTTCAAACTGGTTTTGGTGACCGCTTAAACATCGTCCGTAACATCTTCGGCTTTAACATTATGGTTAGTCAGAACCTACCTGCTGTTACCGCAGAGACTCTAACTAAGTTCGATGGTACTGGTAGTACATCTATTACAGGTGAAGCTTGTATCGCTATGTCAATGGCTGATGCTTCAAGTATGCCTTTCATGGGTGCTATCCGTCAACGTCCTCAGTCTGAGTTCTTCCGTGATACTAAGTACAAGCGTGATGAATGGTCATCTACTTGTCGCTATGGCTTCGGTTTGAAACGTGCTGAAACTCTAGCCGTTATCGCTACCCCAGTATAAGGAGAATAAAATGAGCGCACAACCTTTAAATCTATATGACGTGGATGCTTATACTGCATCTAAGAAAGGCCAAGTAGTAGCTAACTATGCAGGTGATGAAGTTCAGCTAGAGTATCGTTTCGACCTTACTGATGGCCCTAGCACTTCTGCTACTGATACTTCTATCCAAACTATCCCTTCAGGCAGTGTTCCTGTCTCTTGTGATGTGTTTGTAGAATCAACTGTATCCGGTGGAGGTTCTACTAACCTAAACATTGGCTTATCCCAACCTGATGGCAGTGTTATTGATGCAGATGGTCTAGTTGACGGTTTTGCTGGCACTGCTGTAGGTGCTTATGGTAAAGGAGCTGGTGGTTTGCTAGACACCGCTCTTTCTGCTGATGCACAACTTACACTAGGTGGTGACCGTACTGCTGGTGTTGTAAAAGTTGTACTGAAGTATAAAAAAGCTTAGTAGCTTTTCGTAGGGATTCTCAGGAGTCCCTATTATAAAGTTTCTCGGAGGAAGAATGCAAAGAACATTACTACAGGTTGTACAGGAATACTTAGACGCTACAAGTGGTTTCTATGTAGATAGTATTTTTGATACAGATGAATCCCAGCAAGTTGCTAAGATTGCAGAGCGTGTTTATTACCAGATGGTGCAGGCTTACCCTAACCTTCTGTTTACTATGAAGCAGCGTACTCTTGAGTCTATTGCGGATGCTACAAAACCTAACTATCTCTTACTTCCTGCTAATGTACAGAAGGTACAAGAAAGCGTAGTTATGTATAACGTATCTAAGACTACAGGTGAGGTTAATTACAAAGAACTAAAGTATCTACCGCCTTTGGACTTTATGCGTCATATGAAGCGGAATACTACGGATAATGCAATTGTAGTAGAGGGCTTTGATGAAAATAAAATGGTTGTCTTTACGAAACAGTTTCCTTCGTATTTTACAAGCTTTGATAATAAGTATGTTGTATTTGACAGTTACCATTCTGATTATGATACAACTATACAAGCCTCTAAAACATTATTGGTTACTAGCGAAGAAGAGACTTTTTTACAGCAAGACGACTTCGTAATACCTATTCCTAATTCGTTATCTGAAACCTATTTAGATATGTTCTTAGATGAAGCCCTCACTCTAGTACACCAACAACCCGTTGGTAAAATTAGCCAGAGAGCACGAGCAGGTAAGATAAAACTACAACAAGATAATAGAGCTTTAGGCCAAAGCCGTGGTAAAAAGAAATACGGACGTATTGGTCGTACTGGCTCTTATGTACCAAGAGGACATGGTTAATGGATACACTAGCTAAGAATTTAAAACGTACTACTATTACAGATATTGAATACGAGCTTTACTTTGATGACTTGTACCGGTGGAAGAATAAAAAAGGTACTGTCGCTGCACAGATTTCAGGTGGCTTTACAGGCCCTGATGCAGCCCTGTTAGCCTTTAATGTATATAATGCTAGCCTAGAGTTCATTGCTGATAAAATGTCGGGAGATGAGGACTTAGAGACTCTTACCACTAAGAAAGCATTAGTAGGATATGCAGATGCCAAAGGTGTAGAGATTCCTGCTAAACATAAGAGTGTAGGTGCTATTAAGAAGTTCTTACAAGGAGGCTATGCAAATGCCTAGAGTTAGAGGCGATAAAGATTATATCTCTCTAGCTAAAGGCTTAATTACGGAAGCTAGTCCTTTAGCTTTCCCTGAGAACAGTACGGCTGATGAGCTAAACTTTGTTCTTGATAAGGATGGTCTTATCCGTCGTAGACGTAGAGGCTTTCAGAGTAAAAGAACAGAGCAGACTATTGCGGGTACAGATGCCACTATAGAGAATGCGTACTACTGGCAAGCTCCTGATTTAATCCTCTTTGTGGTTACTACAGCAGCCCCTAATACAACACTCTATATACACAGAAACAATAGCTCTCTAACGCTCCTGAACTCTTATGTATTGAATACAGCAGCAAGCGTAACAGAGATTGCAGAAAATACGAATATTATCTTTATTACTACATCTGACTCTCAGAAGCCTATTCTTCTTGAATACGAAGAACTAGCTAATACTATTGAGATTTATGAAGTGGATATGTTTGTACGGGACTTTGAGCTAGTAGATGATACTCTGGACTTAACAGAACGTCCTACATCTTTAGACGATAACCATACATATAATCTATATAATGCAGGTTGGTATAAGGATAGACGTTATCAGTATCGAGCTAACCAGCCAGTACAAGACCCTCTAACGTCTTTTAATTCTAGCTTGAATGATGTAACAGAAGCAGGGACTTACCCAAGTAATGCAGATGTTATCTCTATAGGCGTCTCAGTTAATGAGAACGGCGTAACTACCTTTAGGGATGATGAGGTACGTAATAATAATTTAGGTAACACAGAGGCTCCTAGAGGCCACTACATCTACAATATTAATAGCTTTAACAGAGATGCACGTATTGCAGATAAAACCCTAGATGGCTCTGTTAGTACAACACTCACTAGCGTGGGGACGGTATCTTTATAATGGCAGTAAATGCACCTACACAGACATTTGAGAACCCAGTAGCTTGTACAAGTGCTTTTGGTAGAATCTTCTCAGGTACAGGGAGTACGGTATACTTCTCTAATGTACTTGTTACTTCTAAAGAAGCGGGTAAATGTTATCAACGTAATGACCCCATTAGTGAGGATATCCCTGATGTACTAGATACAGATGGTGGGTATATCTTCCTAGATGATGCTCTTAGTATTCAGTCTATTAAGCCATTCCGTTCAGGTGTATTAATCTTTGCACGTAACGGTGTATGGTATATTTTCAACCCTGATGGGGGTTTTAAAGCCACTGCATTCAATGTAACAAAAGTTACAGAACGGGGTATTGACTCCACACGTAGTATTGTAGAAGCCGATGGACGTATGTACTTCTTCTCAGAGAGTGGGATTATCAGTATCTTTGCAGATGAATTCGATAACCTACGTGGTGAAGATATCACAGAAATGAGTATCCGTGACTACTATGTTAAGAACTTCTTAGGAAAGAAAACTCAAGGTGCTTACAATGAACGTGAGAAACAAATTGTATGGTGGAATCCAGATGAAGATTCTAAAGGCGTTATTCTGGATATTAGTGTTGGGGCTTTTTACCCTCAAGAAAACGCAGGAACTCCAAAAATAGGTATTCCTATCAGTATAGAAGGGGAAGTGTTCTATCCATACTGGAGCTTTAATACAAACACTACGTATTCTTTAGCACAGCCGGATAGTTTAGATTTTAAAGATTTTGGTATAGACCAAGATGCTTATATAATTTCGGGATGGGAAACTCTAGGTAAGTTTAGTAATAAGAAAAGTATTACACAAGCTAAGGTTTTCTTTAATAAAACAGAAACACAGATTACGGGATACGATAACGGATACGAATTCGACTTCCCAAGTAGCTGTCTATTCCAAGCACGTTGGGATTTTGATTCTAGTGATGCGTACTCTAAGTGGGTAGGACAAGTAGATAGTACAGG